TTGCAATTGAGATTTTGGATTATATACGCGATCGGACTAATTCAGGGTTGGACAAAAGAGAGCAGTCATTTCCTAAATACTCAAAGGAGTATAAAAATTCGTTTGAGTTTAAGGTAGCAGGTAAAAGCGGCAAAGTGGATTTAAAGCTTTCAGGTGATATGCTAGCCGTAATGGACTTGATAAAAACTTCCCCCGGGAAAATAGTAATCGGGTTTGACCCAGGTTCATCGGAGGCCGAAAGGGCCGAAGGTAACATTCGAGGCAGTTATGGAAAATCTCGTGGTGATAAATCAAAGGCGCGTGATTTTTTGGGCATTGATTCAAGCGTATTAAAAGCAAAAATACTTTCTAAGTTTCCGTTATCTGACAAATCAAAATCAGAATCTTTCGCTAAAAAAATAACGGATGCAGAAGATTTTTCAGAGGATTTGGATAGTGAATGATGGCTAAAATTACACTATCAAAGGATTTTAAAGTCTTTGGAACTAAACTTAAAAAATTAGTTAACAAGGTTTTTACCGCTAAAGAAATGAAAAAAATAGGGGAATTTGCTTCAGAAATAATCAAAAAAAGGACACGTCTAGGATTTGGAGTGGTTAAAACCGGAGCCGATCGGTCAAAATTAAAATCATTATCAGAAAAATATAAAGTTTTAAGGCAATCCCTCACACTTTCAGACCAAACGACTACAAATAGATCAAATCTTACTAGTACTGGACAGCTTCTTGATTCTATTTCTGTTATTATTAGTTCAGAAAAAAAAGTTACTTTTGGTCCTACAGGCGAGCGACAAAATTCTAACGAACCTTCTAACTCCAAGCTGGCTGAATATGTTTCTGAACAGGGCAGGCCGTTCATAAACCTATCTGGCGCTGAAATTAAACAAATTAAAAACGAAGTGAGTAAAAAACTTCGAGCCGAGTTAGATGAGTAGGGCTTGCATAAAAAAACAAAAGAGGCATAATAAATGACAACCGAACATAAAAGCTCCAGCGGAGCAACCGGCGGGTCCAGCGGATCTGACGAAAACCAAAATGAAAAATCACTAGCTGACAGACTGGTTGCTCTCGAACAGAAGAATAAAGAACTTTTGTCAGAGAAAAAACGAGAAACAGCTTTGCGAGCCGAGTCAGATGCGAAAGTTAAAGCTTTCGAGGATGAGAAAACCAAAATCGAGGAAGAAAAGCTTCGAGAAAAAGGCGAGTATCAAAAGCTCCACGAACAGGAAAAGAAAGCTCGGGAAGAAGCCAGAGCTGAACTTGACCTGATCAAAAGGCAAATTTCTGACAGCCGCAAAATCAGCATGGTGAAAAATCATTTAGGCGGCCAAATCAAGGATGAATATTTAGTACTGATCGACCCTGAAGCGATTCATTTGGATGAGCAGACGGGCGAACCGAATTTAGAAGCGGTAAAAAAGTACGCGGCAGAGTTCTCGACTAAATACGCGGAGATCATTTTTAAATCCGGTCAACGGGGAAAAATGCCAAACGATGCGGCAATAGGCGGGGAAATCGTCCCAAGTTACGATGAATGGAGAGAAGGAATTAAGTCTCGCGATCCTAAAGTGAAAGCGCAGATGAGATCCATGACCTCTAAAGTAATTGAAAAGCATGGGACTAAATAATTAACCACAGGAGGGTTATAAAATGGCAATTACCGATTTAGCAGCTGTAACTAATCAAGTTCAGCAATTTTGGGCACCTTTATTCATGGAAGAACTTCGAGAAAATCATCTCTTAGGCGCTTTAGTAAATAAAGAATACGATGGAGATATCAAACAGCAAGGCGATACTGTTTACGTCAGTCAAATTAACGCACCAGTTGGGCAACTTTTGACAGTTGGAACGGACGCAGACTCGTTTAACTCAGAGGCACTGTCGACAAGCCGTGTTTCTGTAGTGGCAAATCGCCGTGCCGTTGCTGCTTTTGAGGTTGCCGATCTTGCTCAGATTCAATCACAAATTGGATCACAAGATAGCGCAATTAGAAAAGCTCTGATGTTTTCAGTAATGGCGCAAGTGAATGATCATTTGTATTCTTTAGTTGATCCATCTACGTCCGCTCCGGATCATCTTTTGAATTCAATTTCTAATATGGACGCATCTCAGCTTTCAGCAATTAGATTACTCGCAGCCGTTGCCAAGTGGCCAAATGATGGCCGATGGTATGGACTGATTGATCCTAGTTATTATTCCGACGTTTTAAACGCAGCTACAATGACTAGTTCTGATTATGTCCCTGACCAAGCACTAGTTGGCGGACAACTTGTTAATAAACGATTCGGTTTTAATCTTTTGGAAGATAACAGCCGAGCGACTGACAAGGGGCTTTTCTTTCATCCTGACTTTTTGCTTTATGTGACTCAATTACTTCCAACATTCAAAATTTCTGACATGCACGCGCAAAAGAAATTTGGATATCTCATCTCCGTTGACTTAGTTTTCGGAGCTGGGCTTGGAATTTCTGGGAGCAAGAAGCACGTATGGGCTACGGCAGCAGCTTCAGGAGTTGGTGCTAACTAATTTTGAATTTGATGGGTGAATAGAATGTTAAATGATTATATAAATTTAGATTACATCGAGGCGAAAAGCCCAGGTGAACTAAAGGAAATCATCCGCTCTATTCACCTTCAAATCAGGATTATAACTATCTATGCGATTGGATCACGTCACATTGCATGGATTCAAACTAACGGAAATTTAAAAAAAATATCTAAGGAGAAAGAAAATGCCAAATCTAAGTAAATTTTTAGGAAATATGTACGTCTGGACCGGCGGCGGTACTGACGAAGTATTGAGATTCGAATACAACTTCGCAAACGATGGCGGAGCAGTTTCTTTATTAGCTGGTTTCAAAGCAAAGCAAAAAATGCTTGTTAAAAAAGCAGTTATGAAAGTCAAAACGACTTGCACGTCTGTCGGATCTGCTACAGTTTCAATTGGTAAAACTGGTTCAGTCGCAGCATTCACAGGAGCTACTGCGGTAGCATCACTCGTAGCGGATGCAATCATCACAGGCGTTGCTGGCTTGGGAGCTGGTGGAGTTATCATAGCAGTAGACGACGAAGTCGGGTTTGATATCGCTGTCGCAGCCTTAACAGCTGGGAAACTCGAAGCAGAATTGACAGTGTCTAAGTTCTAATTTTTCGGCAGTCATAGGATTCCGGTTGGAATAATCTTTTAATCCTCTTTTTGGGTTATTCCTTCCGGTATCTTTAGGTTTGCTTATGAATAGAAACTTAAACGAACGTATAGACGTTCAAAAAAAATTCGATGAAGCCTCCGCTACAGTTACCTACATCGGCGAGGCAGAACCAGGCGCATCCGCTACTTTAGCGGTATGGCGTATTTATAAATTCACAACCACAGGATCAATTACAGACAAGCAATGGGCAAGTGGGACAACAGACTATAATAAAATTTGGAATGACAGAGCCTCTTACACCTATTCTTAGGAATTAAAAAATGGCTTTAATAAAAGATTTAGCCACATTAGAAGGACATTTAGAACCTTTTAATCACAAGTCACAATCAATATCATATAGTAATTTAGTAACTGGAATTTCTGCAACAGAAGTCCAAGCTGCACTCGATGAAATTCATGCACTAATAATTTCAATTGGTACTTACACAAATGAAATGGCGCAAGACACTGTAGCCATAATGATTCAAAATGGAACAGGGATTTCTTGGTCATATAATGACGGATTAAATACGCTCACGCCGACCATAACGCTTTCCCCATTTTCTTCTTCCAATTTATCTGAAGGTTTAAACTTATATTTTACTGATGAACGAGCGCAGGATGCAATAGGATTAATTTTGACCGACTCCGCATCGGTTGACTTCACTTATGATGACGCTTTAAATACTATTTCCGCTGTAGTTTTACCAGGTGGAGTGGATCACAACTCTCTGGCAAATTTATCAACCGGGGACTTTCATACTCAGTATACAAAAGATCCTGGCGCAGTTATAGACAAAGAAATAACAACTTGGTCAGGCACTGGCGGAAGAGATTTTAATACTTCTAGCGGTATTGCAATCGGCGCAACGACTGCAAAGCAAATCATGCCGTCAGGCACCGATGAAAATTTACTTCTAGATGGAAATGGGAACGGGCGAGTTTCACTAAATACCGGGGCGAGCATACAAAGATTTCCCAAAAGTGCGCCGGGGACAACTCGATTTTTACAAATCGACGCTGTGGGCGATATGTCATGGGTCTCAATCCCAGTAACTTCTTTACCCGCAGACAACGTGAGCGGTCCATCGGATCTGACGACAACCACAAACGCGATTGTAAAATGGGGAGTCGGAAACGCGGGAAGCGCGGGATTAAATATAGTTTCTAATAGCGGAATTTTAATAGACGCTTCAAATAACATCACGGGAGTTGCTGCACTAACCACAAGTGGCGCAATTTCAGCTTCAAATTTTTCCGGTTCTAGTAGTGGAACAAATACGGGCGATCAAACAATTACGTTAACTGGAGATGTTACCGGATCTGGTACCGGAAGTTTTGCTGCAGCAATTGCGGCGGACGCGGTAACAAATGCAAAGCTTGCCGATATGGCTACGCTTTCAATCAAAGGAAATAACACCGGCGGCGCGGCTAATCCTTTAGACTTAACGGTTGCTCAGACTCAAACAATTCTTCAGGATGGCTGGACTCAAGTAACAGTAGATAATTTGCGACTAGACGGAAATACACTTTCCAGTCAAGACACGAATGGGAATATTTTAATTGCGCCAAATGGCGCGGGCAACGTTAGAATCGGAGCATCGGCGACCGATTATTGGAACGTGACTTCGGCGGGTATCATGCAACCGCAAGGCGCAGCATCTTACCGAATTGCTTCAAATACCTTTGCTTTCAGTGCTCTTTCAGCTAGTTCTGCCGGTTTAAAATTCAGCACGTCCCCAAACAGGTTTAATTTTACCGATACGTCTGGCGCCGATATTATTTTCT